AGACCAAGGTACTCAGAGTAAAGGGTTCTTTCTATAGCGTGTATATTATTTATCTTGTCCAGATATGGTGCTGCATGGTGGAACATAAACTTACTTGCTGGTCTATAATCATCCCAGTTAAGTTCTTTGTTCTCTAAGTATGCCTGTGCTACTTCATGGAAATCAGTTCCACGAGTAGTGGCCTTCTTAGTAATACGATTTGCTTCTTCTACACCAACTCTTTTTCTCCACTTGATAAAGATATCACGATTATAAAAAGATGTTACTGATGTAATAGAAGGAACCCACTCTCCAGAAGGAACTTGATAAAGTCTACAACCAGGAGTTTCTTTCTTTTCTAATTCAATATCACCAAGAAAATTACAATGCTCAAAGATCATAAATTAAGTTCCAGTTTTGATAGTAAATACTCTTTACACAATCCTGAACGAACGATATCCTGTACTCCAAATTCTATAATGTCAACTGATGGCATTATTCTTAGAACTCTCATGAAATCACTGATACCATTTCTTTCATTCTGTTTAATCAAGTCAGTCTGAGTAGCATCACCACAGAACATTATCTTGGTGTTCTCTCCTACCCTTGTTATTATACTATCTAACTCATGAAAATTCAAGTTCTGAAATTCATCTACGATAATAATAGCATTATCAAATGTAGTACCACGTATAAATGATGTACTCCAAAAATCAATTGTTCCTTGAGTCTTTAGATTGCCATAGAGCATTTCAAAGTCTGCTTCACTTGGCATCTCAAACATATACTTTACCATATGCTTGTAAGGAATCTGATAAAGTAAGGACTTATCATCGTGGTCACCAGGTAAGAATCCAATCTCCCTAGTAGCAACAAGTGACCTTACAATATAGATTTTTTCCGCATGACTATGAGGGTCTAATACATCTTGCAATGCATTGTACAAGGTAATAAAAGTCTTACCAGTTCCTGCTGCACCATAGGCAACAAGGTTCTTACCACTCGCATAAGAGTTAAACAATAGTTGCTGATTATCTGTAAGAGGATCAATGTCTCTTAAAAAATCTACATTAATTGGTTTCTTTCTTTTCATCTGCTTTGCGGTTAGTCCAACTCCTATTGGGTCAGCTGCTGATTTCTTTTTTCTTGGCATACTAATCGTTCCCCTGTGTTGTACCAATGTTTCTAGTTCGTGCTAAACGTCCAGAAATACCACCTGCTTTTTCAGAATTCTTCAGAACTTCACCCCAACCAGGATTTTTATTAACTAGTTTATCTCTCCACTCTCCAACTTCTCCACTACCAGGTACAGTAGAAGGGTCTGACCAATCTCTAATCCAATCTGGATTATCTTCACACCATTGAGTCCACTTAGTGACACTCATTGCGACTTCTTTCTGTTCACCAGTTTGCTGATTAACGACAGGGTATGTTGCCATATGAATACAATAGGGGGTAGTTATTTAGCCCAGTCAAGGGCTTCTGAGACCGTAGGGAATTGTTCGGTAAAGATAGACCGAATCTCTTTCACTACATCCATATGTTCTTTCTGGGTTCCGTGTGCAGAACGTAGGTCAATATAATGTACCCATGATCTTACAGAACCAGTCATATAGATTCTTGTAGGTGTTGCTAGTGGAAGAACAAATCTCGCACACTCCTTTGCAACTCCCTCTTGTAACAACGCATTGTATAAATCCATTGCTTCAGAAAAATGCCTAGCAATAAGTGCTTGGTATTCTTCTTTCTTCTCTTGTGGGATGTCATCATTACTATTCTGACGATTCTTTAAGTCCTGACTACGCAAATCAGGAACAGGAATACTAGTATCAAGAAGATTAGTATCAGCATATCTCTGACTAAACTCTTGGAAAGTAAAACTTCTATGTCTTAGTATCTGTGCTGCAAGTCCTCTGGTAGTATTAATCTCTACCGTCATGAATGCTTGCTCAAAGACACTCCAGTGACCGTGCTGAATACAATACTTAAGAAGACCAGCAAAGTTATCATTACCTTGGTTCTTAGGATTAGAAACACGAGCAACATATGCCATTAGCTTTTCAGCATCTGGAGTTACACTTACTAATTTAATCATAGTTGTATCCACTCTCTATTTTGAATAGGTTCATCTTCATGTTCACGAATAAAAGGAAAACTAACAGACATTCTAGGAGTACTAGAAGTTGCTAAGTGTGGATGATGACAAGGAATCCAAATTGCATCACCTGGTTTCATATCAACATCTAATAAAGGTTGATCTGTTATATTCAACCGTATAGATGGTTGATTTATATCTTCTATTATATCCCATACTTTAAAATTTGTCTCCCCCTCACACTGAACTATAACATTATCGCTATTATCAAAGTGAATTCCAAAGGGGTGTACTGCCTCCACGTTTTTACACATATAAATGTGAGCATCAGTAGGTTTATTATATTCTTCTTCTATACTCTTAGCAAAATCATTAATCTTTCTATTACACCTAGACATCTCTTTAATGTAACAAACATATCTCTCAATAATATCTTTCAATATATGTGGAGGAATAGATTGTGTGTTAGTAACCCACCTATCTGTTTCCCAACGAAGATTTTTTCCATACTCTTCTGGAAGATTGACTATAAATCTGTCCATAGTCATCAACGAACGGTTATTAACAAGGTCAGATAATTCTTTCCAAGATAATAAATTAGGACAATAATCCTTCTCAAACTTAGGACTAAAAGACTTCATCATAATCATCATCAGATTGTGGAGTCATTTCTTTATAGTTCTCATACTTATAAGATTCTGTACCATCATATAGTTCAGATTCTAGTTCCTCCACAATCTCTTTAAGAGCTCTTACAAGAACTTTTAACTTTCCTTTATTCATTTAATAAAGTACTTGTTAACCACTTCTATTTGATCATGATACCTAGCAATCTTATCTACCTCTTCCTGAATTGCTTCTGTAATATCTGAGTGCTCCCCAATACCTGCAGGATGCTCTAGATAGACATTTACATTTGCTTTATGTTTTTCAATTTCACCAGTAGCATGTGCTAATACTGCTCTGATTAGTTGTTCACGCATGTGGAGTGCCATAACTTATACTCGTTTCTAAAATTATACATTAAAAAAGGGGGTATGTAAACCCCCTTTATTCCTTAAGCAGATACAAGTTCCTTTGTGAACTTGATACCACGATAGGTTTCTTGAACCTTCTCTGTCTTTGCTGCTTTGCGTGTATCAGTGTCGTAAGAGACACCACGATAAGTGACTTGTGCCATTGTGTTTACTCCGAAGTAGTTGGGATTTTGGCCCCGTTCCTTCAGTCAACTTTTGCGTCCTCGTCGAAGGAGGATGAACGAACCGTTCCGAGTCGGCTTACTTGCGTCCTGAATGTATCAGGATGAACGTTATGTGTTAATACTAACACAACCATATTATATAGTCAAGCGAATCTGTAAAGAACCGTACAGTTTCTTAAGTGTAACACGTATCTTCATCTATAATATCAGGACAAAGCAGTTGTCCTGCTAGTTCACTTGCTTGTTCATTACTCTCACACAATTTAGTCATCCACATTCTCTCTTGCAATTCAACTTCACCATCTGTTGATATCATACGACAACAAATGTCTATAATTTTATTTCTGTAAGTGATGCTTAACATGTTCTATTGCTGCTGGTAAGATGGAATACTCCACTCTTTGAATGGATTTCGTTAAAGATACTATATCATCATCTGGCAGAATTGGGATCTTTCTTTGAAGAATTATTTCACCACCATCTAATTCATTATTCACATAATGTACAGTAACTCCTGTAACATCATCACCACTATCTAGGGATTGTTCTATCGCATGTAGTCCTTTATATTTCGGAAGTAAAGAAGGATGAATATTAATAATTCTATTAGGAAAAGACTCTACAAATTTAGGAGAGATGATTCTCATATATCCAGCAAGGACTATGAGATCTACTCCTACCCATTTAAATTCATTAATTATCCAACTCTCATTTGTGCTATATGCACAAGGAATTCCAAATTTTTTTGCTCTTTCAAAAGCACCACACTGTTGTTTATTGGCTATCATTAAGACAACCTCGTCTTTAGTACATGTTCTAAGTATGTTCTCGAAGTTGGTTCCGTTACCAGAACACATAACACCTAGTCTCATAGCACTGGATACTCCTCGTTTCTTACAAATTTAGTTTTCTTTGTTTTAAAATCATCCATCAATCTACTAACTTGTAACCTATCAAGACCTG